AGTCCTCGCCGGCATCCTGGCACTTCCAGCAGTTATGAACGCTCATATCAATCTCTCCTCTGTGCAATCAATCTAGGGCATGGCAAAGTATTCGTCAATACCCCCTTGAACATATTATCGGCATTGTTTAGGATGTAATCATGGCAAAGCGAGACAAGTACATTCGCCTTACTCTCAGCGATAGCGAGAAGCTGGCGATTAACGAAGCGGCCAAGATTCGCGGCACTCCTGCCGCAGAGTGGATCAGGGCGGAAATGGTATCCAGGGCATGGGCCTTGCTTGATCAAGAGGAGAGGAAGAATGAGCAATGATGGTGGACCGGCTTTTCCGGGTGAAACCGTAATGAAGACAGACGAGGGGTTCGAAGTGCAGCGCGGCATGACCCTGCGAGACTACTTCGCGGGGCAGGCAATGGCGGCCCTTATCCCGGTATGTCTTCACGATACTGACGACGACGCGAACCCGGCTATTCGGAGATACCCTGAATATATTTCGAAGCTGGCGTATGCGAACGCCGACGCCATGATTGCAGCCCGCACCCCTAGCAATGATAAAGGAGAGACGTGATGGATTTCGTCGCATTGGCGCAAGCTATCGGAATCGTCGGGGCTTTGTGCGTCGGTGTCGCTATATACGCCGGATGGGTGAGGTTTGTTGTTGATAGAGTTGAGAGCGAATTGGCGTCATTAGCTTTGGCGATGTCACCGATCTTGGCTCTAGCGATTGCCGTGATGTACATGGCGCTCACAGTCGTTGAAACATAACCCCCACTAAGGAGACAGAACATGGCAGGAAGCCTAAACAAAGTAATGATTATCGGTAACCTTGGCCGCGACCCCGAGGTGCGCAGTTTCCAGAACGGAGGCAAGGTTTGCAATCTTCGCATTGCCACCTCTGAGAACTGGAAGGACAAGAACACCGGCGAGCGCAAAGAAAAGTCCGAGTGGCACAGCGTGGCGATTTTCCAAGAGGGCCTTGTTCGCATTGCTGAACAGTACCTCAAGAAAGGGTCGAAGGTCTATATCGAGGGTAAGCTCGAGACCAGAAAGTGGCAAGACCAAAGCGGCAATGACCGGTATAGCACCGAGATTGTTTTGCAGGGCTTTGGCTCTACGCTGACCATGCTGGATGGCAAGGGCGACAACCAAGGCGGCGGCCATTCTCAGCAGTCCGGCGGGTATGGGAATGACCGTGGGTATCAGGCACCAGCGGGCCAACCGCACGATATAGACCCAAGCGACATTCCATTTTGATCATCACCGGGGCGGCGCACTGTCGCCCCACCTATAGCAGAGAAGGAGAAGAGAGATGACCTGGCTTATCGCCTGTGAGTGCAGCGGAACAATTCGAGACGCCATGATTGCGCGCGGCATTGACGCTGTATCTTGCGACCTGAAACCAACCCGATCACCTGGCCCGCACATTGAGGGAGATGTGACTGAAGTTTTGCGGAAGCGCTGGGCTGGCGTAATTGCCCACCCGGTTTGCAAGTTCCTGACGAATGCAGGGGCAAAGCATTTGTACGTTGGGGGAAAACGTTACAACCCTGATGGTTCGGAAAGGCCTATGGTGACTGAGCGTGTTTGGAATTGCGTTGAGGGGGCTAAGTTCTTCAAGCTATGCATGGCTGCGAATGCTCCAAAGGTGGCAGTTGAAAACCCCATTATGCATGAACTTGCCGCAGAGCTTGTTGGCTGTCGGGCAACGCAGTTTGTGCAGCCATGGTGGTTTGGTGAAAGGATGTTCAAGGCAACGGGGTTTCACCTTCGGGGGCTTCCCGCCCTCAAGGCAACCAACAAGCTGACGCCCCCCAAGCCGGGAACGGATGAACACAAGGAGTGGTCGTGGGTTCACCGAATGTCACCAGGTCCTGACCGTGAGGAAAAGCGCAGCAACACCGCAAAAGGCATTGCGAATGCTATTGCAGAGCAGTGGACATAGCAGAGAAGGAGAAGAGAGATGACAGCACCGGATAAGATCTTTGCGATTGAAACATTCAGGGATGGCCCGGAGCCTGAAAGAACATGGCTTCCTGACACTGAGGGCGTATCGAACTACCTCCTAGCCACCCCCGCCCGTGAGATAGCCGAAGAACTGGTGGAGGCCGTCCGGTTCTACGCTTGCGGTTGCGGAGATGAGTGTGAACAGCTTAACGGAACCTGCACTGCCTCATTGCGTGACTTGGTAGCCAAACTGGAGGAAAGCAAATGACCACCGACGCGCACCGACGCCAGATCATGGCCCACTTCCGCAAGGGGCTAAGTCTAACGCCTAATGAAAGCCAGCAACTGTTTGGCAAGCGCCGTCTGGCTGCGAGAATTCTAGACCTTCGGGGCATGGGTCATGAGATTGAGACCATCCTGGAGCCAAACGAAAACGGGGGCCGTCATGCGCGCTATGTTTTGATTAAGGAGGCTGAGAATGGATAACACTGTCACCCTACCATGGCCCGACAAGAAGCTGCACCCCAACAGCAGAACTGACCGACGCCACACAACAGGCATTCGAAAGCGCTACAAGCAGGCGTGCTGGGCGCTGTGCAAGGCCTCTAAGCCAGATTACACCCTGACCCACCTAGACATCACGTTTCACCCACCAGACGGGCGCAGGCGTGATATGGACAACATGCTGGGCGCGATCAAGTACGGCCTGGATGGAATGGCGCTGGCGATGGGCGTGGATGATTACCACTGGAGCTTGACCATTCGGCGCGGCAAACCAGATCCCGACAAGGCAGGGTATGTTCTGGTTCAGTTGATGCCGGAGCCGGAGGAGCTAATCCCAATCATTGGAACAATCAGCTAAAAAAGAGGCCCCGGCAGTGATGCGCGGGGCCTTTTAGTTTGGGAGAGACAGATCAAGTCTAAGCCAAGCCTAGCACAAGTTCTGTAGTTCGCAAAGAGAAAGGCCGCCGGAAAACACCAGCGGCCTAAGAGAAGAGATAAATGAAAACCGTGAGTGGCGGTGTTCGAGTACACGTTACACCGCAACACATGTCTGGTCAATGGGGGGTTTGAGCGCAACCGATTAAGGATCAGCCTGTTACCACGTCTCCAGTGGGCCGCGCTCAGATCTTTATACCAGGCGGTCCTTTTTGCGGCAAGCGGCTATCATGCGAACGCCAGTGACGCCATTCTTGGTCAGCTCTTGTTCAAAGATACTGCCAACAAGGGGCTTGGCCATGGTGCAAATTGCTTCGTCGTCAAACGGTCCAAACTCGGCGACCTCACAGCGTTCAGCCCCATAGGCAATTCCGCAAACGACCATAATCATCTCAAACATGTTCTCTCTCCTTTGTAACCGGTCAATGCTTGCGCTTGCTTTTGAAAGCATCAAACATCAGGCCTTTAGCTGTTCCATATGCCTCCTGCGCATCTCCGAGAATGTCCTTCTTAACGTCGGCATTGAACACTGAGCTCTCAAGATCGACAGGAGCGTCATCAAAAATAAGCGCGCCTTCCCCCGTTTCAGAATTGGCAACGGCCAGCCCCTCAACGTAGATCCCATCCGGCATCATGCTTTCAAGCTCAAAAAATGCAGCGCGGAAGGCTTCGTGCTTTTCCCATTCGTATCTTGGTCGCGGGTTGTACTCATCAATCCGGCACCACGCGGCAGGGTTAACTACAAGCCCGACGCTGTTCATCCACACGCCCCCGTCGCAGATCACACCCTCATACACGTAACCAAGGCCTGGGTCTTCTTCGTCAAGCAGGATCGCCCCCATCACCCATTCCTCCCCAGCCGGGGCCATACTCATGTCATCATTCCACTGCATCATGCATCTCCTCTTGTGTGTTGCTCAAAATTATATCCGGCTCATCGGTTGTGCAAATCACAAAAATGTGAGGGATGTTTGTAAATCCTGTAAACGTTTGCTTTACAACTTTACAATTGAGGTTGGCTTAGAAAGAGCGTACACAAGAAAAAGCCCCGCAGTGCTAACAACACTCGGGGCCGTGGCAATCACGAATTTCTTGGCGGAAGCTTCGTGTGATCGCAGGACATAGGTAGCACTTCTAAGCCTCTATGCCAATAGCGAACCACCCATTCCGCCTTTACGCACCTGCACCAATTGCAGGCCGTGTCAGTTTATGTTGCCGAGGGGTTCGCCCCGTAAGTTTTCGGCTGGCAGAGAAGGTGGTAGAAGATGGGACTCCCCCACGCCACAACAGCAGCCTAAGCGGTGAAGCATGGGGGGACGGTTGGTATGGGCATACTGGTCGCAAGTTACATCGCACTCCGAACCCCGTTTTGCTCAGGGGCTAGGGCCTATAAGCTCCGGTGCTCTGAATTGAGATGCGCAAGATTGCTTATGGCGGGGATATCTTTAGCCATGTGCTAGGGACTTCCTTGCCTATGCCTAACACAACCGGATTAACTGATTGAGATATACAAGACTGCTACAGTTACAGGAGATAGAGAATGGCGAGCACAAGCATTTCAATGCTAGGGAAGACCGGCAACAACGCGGCGTCTGATGAGTGTTACACCCCGGATGAGGCCGTATTGCCTCTGTTGCCCTACCTGGAGCGCGGAAAGGTCTGGTATGAGGCAACAAGCGGGCGGTCGCAAAGCATCGTGAATTGCCTCAACAGTAACGGCCATCTATGCGCCGGATCTGAGGGTGATTTCTTTGGCGATGTTGATTGCCATGACGGGATTATAACCAATCCTCCGTATTCAAAGAAGGACAAATTCCTTCAAAAGTGCTACGCTACTGGCAAGCCGTTTGCGCTGCTTTTGCCTGTATCCTCATTGCAGGGACAGAAGCGCGGCGAGATGTTCAGCAAGCATGGTGTTGACCTGCTGGTTCTGAGTAAGCGCATTGATTTCACCGGCAACGGCGCGCCTCATTTTGGCGTTGCGTGGTTTACTTGGGGCATTCTTCCCCAGCCCCTTATCTTTGCCTAACCCCCCACCACGTCTACAGTAGAGGAGTTAGAGAATGATCGCTGCATTGTACGTTCAGACTGACGGTTGTTATTTTGGCATCGATGGGGTTGACCCGTGGGGCGAGCCGAGGGACGCACGGAGATATGACGGTCCTTATCCTGTCATCGCTCATCCACCATGTCAGAGGTGGGGCGCTTTGGCGGCGTTTTAGAGCACCCGGCGAAGACACGGGCATGGGGTGAGTACGGACTGTCTAAGCCTGTTGCGGGACGCTGGAGCAAAAGCGGCAAAGGTTGGGTTTGTGAGGTTTGGCAATCTGCCTATGGGCATCGAGCAAATAAGGCGACTTGGCTGTATTGCGTCAGTTTTCACAAGCCGTTTGACCTCATTTGGGATAGGCCGAAGGGCAGTCATCAAGTCGGATTTCAGGACCAGCGCGGTAAGTCTCGGAATAAGCCAACGCTCAGCAAGAAGGAAGCGAATGCAACGCCTGAATTATTCATGGACGCCCTTATGCGTTTGGCACGGGAATCTGGGTATAACGGCTACCAACCCCACCCCATAGACGGACAATGAAAGCCCCCATCCAGATAGCAGATAGGTGTTGACCTGTAGTGGCAAAGAAAAAGGCCCCGATCAAATTGCCGGGGCCTTGCTATTTCCGCCCTTGCGGGCTAGGGTAGCGGTGTTCAGACGCTGGGTATGTTCTAGCAAAAATCAGTAGAACTAGCAACACCCGGCCTAGTATAAGGTCGAAGAATGTCAGATCCATGGTTTAAATTCTACGCCTCAGATTGGCTGGCGGGCACTCGTGGCCTGACCGCTGCTGAGACTGGGATATATGTCACGCTGATAGCGATGATGTACGAGCGCGGGGACAGTATCCCCCGCGATGATGCGCGCCTATCTAGGCTGTGCGGATGCCCTAAAGCATCATTCTCCCGCGCCCTAAATGCCCTGATCGATGAGGGTAAAATCACAGAGGCGGACAGCTGCCTTTCCAATAGCAGGGTTGAAAAAGAGCGGCAGTGTCGCGCAGAAAAATCACAAAAAGCCAGAGACAGCGCGCTGAAAAAATGGTCGGCACACGAAGAAAAAGCCAAGCAAAAACAACGGCGGGGCGATGCGGACGCAGAACAAAACCGATGCGAATTGGATGCTAACCAGATACCAGAAGCCAGAAGTCAGATAAACGAGGATACTAACGTATCCTTGTCGTTAGTGCCTACCGACGATGGCCCGGATGAAATCACTCAGGCTGTCTCTCTGTTCAAATCGGCTGCTGAGGAAAGCGGTTGGCCAGTTCCACGCATTCTAAGCAAGGCGCGCAAGTCGGCGCTTCGAGCAAGGCTCAAGGAGTGCGACGGAATAGAGGGATGGAAGGTGGCCTTGGATAAGGCGCAGGCTTCTAAGCATTGCTGCGGAGAAGGCGGCACCGGGTGGAAAATCAGCTTTGACTTCATCACAACACAATCGGGCTTTGCGAAGCTCATGGAGGGAAACTATGACAACCGAACTGACAGTGTGGACGGGCGGGAACATTCCGACACCCACTCCACAAATCGCGCAATCGATGTCGCCTCAAGAGCTAGAAGGGCACCGCAAGAAAATATCTTTTGACGTTGAGGTGATCCTTCAAGGCTACTGGCAGGCGCTTCCGCCGGAGCAGATCAAGGCGGCGATGCTGGCGGACTGGGCGGACAGCCTGGAGGATTGGGAACACAAGCAGATCCTGTGGGCGCTGCGGAAGTGGCGAAATGAGAACCCGAACAAGAAGCCGAACCCCGGACACATTCTCAGCATCTTGAAGGAGGCACGGGGAAAGGCAGAGGTTAAGCGCGCCCAGCCCAAGGCACCACAGCCAGAGCCGCCGCGCGAGAAGATCAGCCCTGAGCGCGCTAAGGAGATTGCGGAGGAGGCTGGCTGCAAGGTTGGGCCGAATGGGCGGATTATTGTTGGATAGCACTTGACCCCGGCGACGCATGTGGTAGGGTGGGGTAGCAAAGAGGAGAGATGAATATGAGAACTGGATTTGGTTTTATTGCCGTTGTTCAACTGATTGGCATTTTGGTGTTTGGGTATCTTGCTTATGAAGTAATTCAATTGCTTCGTGATATTTTTGTCGCATGACTGACCGCAAAGCAGAGAAGACCAAGCACCGCGCCACACAGCGAGAGCTGAACCGGCAAGGGTTTGAACACGTCAAGGGCTGGGTGGCATCGGGACGGGACGTGAAGTCATTCAACCGGCTGGTGAAGAAGTCAGCCGATGAGGTGCAGCGCATTACGGAGGAGGTGAGTGATGGAGACGCTTGATGACATGGACGCCCGCCACAAGCGGGAAAAGTCGGAGCTTATTTCCAAGATGATCAAGCTCGGCGCTGGCCCCAAAAACTATGAGATTGCCGCTGGTGAGATGAAGCTGCAAACCAAATTCGTTGCTCGCAAGTATCGTATGCCGGTTTCGGAGCTGATCGGCCCTCGCAAGCACCGGGTTTACAATGAGCCGCGCCGGGAGATCTGGTGCAGCCTTAAAGGGAAGGGCTACAGCCTCAAACAGATTGGCGCGTTTTTCAACCGCCATCACACCAGCATTCTTCACGGCATTCAACAGCACGAGGCTCGCAATGGTAGCGTGGGTTGAGATTGCGCCCCTAAGCGAGCGGGCGTTAGAAGTTCCGGGGGCCTTGCTGGTCCTGGAGAGAACGGCCAAGGAGATGTTGGGGCTTCGCAAGCCTAACCTCAGTTGCATTAGTCGAAAGGGTGAGGATTCTCTAAAAAACGCAGCAGATGCTTTGATTAACGCTGGATACATTGCTGCCCACGACAGGGGGAAATCTGGTTCTGATACTGTAATTTCACTGACCGATGCTGGATGGACGGCACTTGGTCAAGAGCGTCCCATCTGGATGTAATTAATTACGCCTAGCTCAATGCAGGCGGCTCGGTTCAACAATCGCCCTAGAGATGGGCTACAAGTAACGTCACCAACTCTTAGAGTTATGTCACCGGTGCGTAAGTGTTTGGACCCTCAGACAGACGAGCTATCGAATGCGCCACATTCTAAGCTGCCGCCTGTTTTAAGCTAGGCGAAAAAGGAGAGAGACATGAGTATCAAGATTGAAGTTGGGAAGAAGTACGAACTAAACGGCGGAGGGGTTGTTGAGTGCGGCCGAATGAGTGGCGATAATGAGCTTGGCATTAATGACAATGGATACGGACCGTTTATTTTGGAGGGGATGTGCTACCATCAAGACGGAAGATTTGGCGCAGAGGATTCAAGCCATAATCTATCAGTTAAGCGCGAATGGACCGATAAACCCGAAGGCAAGACGCTGGCCGCTCCAGGAGCTATGTAAGCAGCATTCTAAAGCGCGGAAGCACTGACCGCATTGAGCGCATGGAGAAAGAGTTCCGGGATTTGGCTGCCAGAACTGCGTGACTTCATTGTGAGTGAGTGTTTGGGCGGTTGGGGATGACCCTGCCGCCTTTTTCTTTGTTTGATGTGCGTTTTTCACTTGCGCACCGGGGCGATTGCCCCTATTCTGTATATACAGCAAGGGACACAACGTCCCGCCAGATAGGAGACTGAAACAATGCAAGCCCAAATCACCAACGCCTTTACCGCACTGAATGCCAAACTGATTGCAGACGACCAGCGTTGGGGCCGCACCATGTGCGAAAATCGCCCCGCCGCATTGGAAGCCGCAAAGGCGCGTTTCGAAACTGGAGACGATACCTGCGCCAGGTACTACCGCAACGGCAACGGCAGCGTTCGCTGCTTCGACATTGACTTAGCCCTGATCGAGTACTACGGCAGCAAGGCAATGCTAAGCATCATGGAAGGTCGCACAATGGCCGACGCGCTGGCCCTGCTGGAAAAGAACACCACCATGCTGATCGAACGCCGCGACGCCAAGATCATCAAAGCCCTGACCAAAGCGGGCATTACTGAAATCCCCGACTTCGAACTGGTTGAATGCTCCGATGGTCTGGAAGGTCTGTTCGTGATCGCGGGCAAAACCGTGACCATCCGCACCATCATCGCAGGCGGTTACAACATTCAGCGCCTTCACAACCGCACATTGGTAAAAGTAAAATGACACCCACAGAAATCAAACAGGCCCGGTTGGATCTGGGCCTGACCGTCTCACAGTTCGGCAAGCTGCTGGACATCAACGACGAGCGCACGATGCGTCGCCACATGGCACCACAGGCCAACAAACCGCCCTCACCCCGCATGGTGCGGCTGATACGGGCTTACATGGCCGGTTATCGCCCCGACGACTGGCCGCAGTGAAGGATCGCAGAGAATGAGCCTAAAAGCACAGAAGCGCCGCATCAGCATTGCGCTGGATGAAATGGCCAGAGGACTTGCGCTATACCATAAGGGGCAGGAACGCCTTAACCTTATATGTGGCGACATTTGCGACGGTAATATCAGTGATATTGTGAACGATGATGTCGACCGCCAAGACGCCCTATTGTCCATCACCGAAGGCATTAGCGCCTCCGCCGAGGACATCCTTGATTGGTGCGAAGAGTTCAAGCACAAGGAGACCGACCATGACTGAACTGAAACCGTGCCCGGAGCGCCTGTTTCTCCGCGACGACCACATGGACGAAATAGCAAACTGGATGCAAGCGGATGCGGGCGACGCCGACGCTACAGAGTACATCCGCGCCGATCTCGCCCGCCCCGAACCAGCCGTTACCGTGAAGCCGCTGGAGTGGGAGGAGCAGTCTATCGGGTATTGGTTCGCCAAAGACCCGCTGGGCGGTAAGCTGGACTACTACAGAGCACACCCACATAGAGATGGGGGAGGGTGGCGGGCTTACCTCAGGGACTTTGATACCGGTATAGTCGCCGACGAAAGCACGGCAAGAGCCGCAGCTCAAGCCGACTACGAACGTCGCATTCTCTCAGCCATCCAGGCCACTCCAGCCCCAGACACACGGGCCGATGCGCTGCGGGAGGCGCTGAGTGGCCTATACAGCGCCCTTGATAGCTGCGTCGATCTAACGCCAGAGGTCATGGCAATCGCCCGCGCCGCACTGAACAAGGAGGGGGAGTGATGAGCGGAAAACTTAACCTAAGATCGGTTGCGTTGCGTAAGAGGCTAAAGGAGCGGACGCGCGTGATAAGCGTGGCTCAATGGCAAGATTTGATAAGTCATCCTGATTTCGGAAAGCCGGGGGAGCTTATAAGGATAGAGCGGAAACCGAAAAGGCCAGTATGGGAAATGCTAGGATTTCGGGCGACAAGGCATGACTAATCCCACAGGACACGGCAGGACTTACGAAAGCACATGCGAGGGGAAGGACAAGCTGACAGCCAAGGTGGCAAGGGGCATATGCAGGCGCATGAAGCGGTCAGGTCGGGCAAAGGTAGCGCTGGACACGTACAAGTGCCCTCACTGCGGGTTTTATCATGTGGGGAGGTCGCCAGATTGACCTTTACCCCCCTCTAAGCTAAACTTCACAACCACAACACACACTTGCACCCCATAGAGGACAGGTACACATGGCAAAGCGAAAGCAGCTATTCCACCCGGACGAGGTGAAGAAGAAAATCCAGGCCAGTCAGCTCATTAACCGCTTGCAGGATAACGCGTTTGCTGATGAGGAGTTTTTGACCCAAGGGCAAATTCAGAGCATTAACAGCCTCTTGGATCGCGTGGTTCCGAAGCTCAAGGCGATTGAGCTAAGCGGAGATGCTGATAGCCCGGTGGCAGTTCACACAATCGAGCGCGTCATTGTCAAAGCTACAGATTAGAACCCCTGAAGTATTTGCTCCCCTGCTGGAGCCAGCCCGATACAAGGGCGCTCATGGTGGACGGGGTTCCGGCAAGTCTCACTTCTTTGCAGAGCTTGGCGTTGAGGATGCGCTAAGGCTACCCGGTGAGATTGGCGAGGGTATGCGCATGGCGTGTATCCGAGAGGTGCAGAAGTCACTGAAGCAATCTGCCAAGCGGCTGTTTGAAGACAAGCTGCAAAAGTTCGGGCTTGGCGAGGCGCAGGGCTTCAAAGTGTTCAACGAGGTAATCCAGACGCCCAAGGATGGCCTCATCACCTTCACGGGTATGCAGGACCACACGGCAGACAGCGTGAAGTCCATGGAAGGCTTTCACCGCGCCTTTGTTGAGGAGGCACAGAGCCTGTCTGAGCGGTCCCTGATGATGCTGCGGCCAACTATCCGGGCAGAGGGCAAAGACCTTCGCGGCGGTGACTGGCAGTCAGAGCTATGGTTTAGCTGGAACCCAGCAAGGGCAACCGATGCGGTAGACCGTATGCTGCGCGGGCCTAACGTGCCTACAGGTGCCACGGTCGTTCATGCCAATTGGAATAATAACCCATGGTTTCCCAAGGTTCTTGAGCAGGAACGCTTGGACTGCATGGAGAATGAGCCTGAAAAGTATGGCCATATCTGGGACGGTGACTATGCGCGCGTATGGGAGGGCGCATATTTCGCCAAGCACCTGACCACGGCAGAGCAAGAGGGCCGCATTGGCTTTATCGGGGCAGATCCCCTCATGGGCACGTTTGCCTTCTGGGACATCGGCAGCAGCAGCCAGAAGTCAGACGCAACATCCATTTGGATCGGTCAGATCATCGGTGAGGAGATCCGGGTTCTCGATTACTATGAGGCAGTGGGCCAGCC